CGATCTTGTTGAATCAGATGTTTCAAAATTCGATCAATCCGTTATCGCTAAATTTGTTGAACTTTATTTTGCTACAATGTTAATATATGAAAAGAAAGGTAGTTTTGAATATACTGTGAAGGAAAAAATTATTAAATACCTTACTACCCACTTCGTTACTCGTATTACTCATTTATTTGGCGATGTCTGGGCGAAAGTGACCGGAGGAGTCCCTAGTGGAGCATTTAATACCAGCCATATGGATTCCTGGATTTTAGTATTATGGTTTTGTCTTTTTGGAGCCTATCAGATCTCTAAGGCTCCGGAATCTGTTCGAGCGCAATTAGAGGTTCTTCTCAAGGATATTATCCGTTTAGCAGTTTATGGCGATGATAATGTTTGGCGAAAGGGTAATCATATCTTGTCTCCATATTTTTCCGGCGAGGCCTTCCGGACTTTTATGGCAACCTATTTTGGAGTAAAACTTAAATTTTTGAAAGATGGAATAAGTTTTCTTTCAACTTTTCGCGAAGGCTGGCTCGTGATTCGTGGCGTATCTTTTTTAAAGCAAAGTTTTGTTCTTAATCCTGATTTTCAAGTTGAGAAACAGCCTCGCTATCTGCCTTATCGAGAGACTCGAGAGTTCGTCGCTCGGGCGATTTGGGGCCGTGAGACTCGTCCTCGTGATGGATTTGACACTATCCTTTCAATTCTAGGACATGCTTATGGTACTTATGGATCGAATCTTCATGCCTATCGTGTTTTAAAATCACTTCATAATAATATTATTCAGGAAATGGGCATAATTCGTGAAGATGTTCTCTCTCACGTTCGCGAACGGCTAAATCCTCCAACGATCCGAGAACTTCGCAAGCGTGGAATATCCGTTGATGAAATTTTAGATGGTTTTCCTTCCATCGAAAAGTTAAAAAAGAAGAATGAAATTGGTGATACTGATTTTAGGAAATCGCCAGAATTTCTAGTAGTCGAAGAAGATGGACTTGATAATTGGATTTAAGAAAAAGGAG